CTGCTTCTCCGTGGTCTCGTCGCCATCCTCACCCTCGCCGGGCGGACCGGCCGGACCCTGGGGGCCTGCCGGTCCGGTGAGGGGGTTCACCACGCTGCGCAGGTCGGTGATCATGGACTGGGTGACGGTGGCGGTGTTGGCCGGGACGGTGATTCGAGCCAGGGTGATCGCGGTGAAGGCCAGCCCGAGCTCGTGGACCGAGCGGGTGGAGCTGGGGACATCGGAGATCACTCGGGCGTAGATGTAGGGCCCGTCCTCGACGTCGGGCGGGGCCGCCCAGGGCTCGCCGGAGATGTAGGGGTTCTCCACCCGGGCGATGATCAGGTGGGTGCGCGGGCCCGAGGAGCCCGAGGCCGGGATGGCGACCCCGTCCTCCTCGACCATCATGCGCCCGAGGTAGGTCTGGTTCTCCGAGGCCAGGGCCCGGTTCTTGATCGAGCAGGCCCCCGGCATCACGCGCAGGTTGGTGCCCGGTGTGGACAGCGCGAGCACTCGCAGATCGAAGGCGCCCAGCACGCCCTCCTGGCCACCGGTGGCGATGTGCGCGAGCAGCCGGGCGACCTCAGCCGAGTGGTGAGCACCGCCCTCGACGAGCCACGGCACGGGGTCGAACGGCATTGGTAGCCTCCTCGGCCATGACAAGGGATGGAGTCACGCTGTGATCGATATGGACGACGACGCGCTCATCGCCGCCGCCGACTTGGTCGGCCGCACAGGCGCGCGTGGGCTGGAGATCGGCCACCTGCACGACGATGTGCCTGCCGAGGAGGCCGGCTGGTACGCGCACGCGCAGTTCCGAGGTGCACGCATCACCGAGGAGGACCACCGCGGGCCGACCGAAGCAGCGGAGGCCTTGGCTCGCAGACTGCTGACCGGCAGCATGTGCACGCACTGCCACGGGCTTATCGCGCTCTCCGACGAGGGAGCCACGGTGTACCCGGGCTCGCTGCGGACCGACGGCAGCGTGTGGACCGCCGAGGAGGTCGAGAAGATACGCGACCGCCCACAGTGTCGCTACCGACGGATGGGCAACCGCTGGGTCCGCGGCTGTGAAGGGCAGACCCCGCGACCCAGCACCGGCCCGAACCGCGCCACCCGCCGTGCGAGGCGCAGGCGATGAGCAGGCCCGGCTGCGAGTGCTGGCACCACCGGCGCGAAGGAGCACCGACGACGATCGGCCGCCACCGGTACACGCTGGACGCCCGCGAGCGCTCTCATGGGCACGAGCGGTGGGAGGAGTGGCGATGGCTGTGCTCGTGCAACACCCGTCGTCGTGGGCAGTGGACGGCCCAGTCCGACAGCGTCTGCTACCACGCCTGGCTCAACCACGTGAAGAAGTGGCGATGACGAGCTTCGGGTGGTTCTCCGACCTGGCGGCGCAGCACGGGATGGTCATGTGCTGCATCTGCTTCGAGGGGGTGCCGGTCGAGGAGGCCTGGCGCGACGCCGAGGGGCAGGCGTGGGACATGTGCCAGGCCTGCGGTGAGTCAGAACATGGTGTAGACGTCGCGCCAGGCGGCGGTGAGGCTGGACGTCCCGGTCTCGTCGAGGCCGGAGAGGATGACCTCGTGGGGCCCGGGGGTGAGACGGACCTGCGACAGCCGAGGGCTGGCCGGGGTGAGCAGGCCGGCGATGCTGTAGAGGCCATTGAGTCGGATCCCACGACTCCAGGGCCGTGAGTCCACGATCACGAACTCGTCGTAGCGGATCGTGGTGGCCAGGGTGATGCGGTACTCCCCGATGACGTCGATCGTGGGGAGAGAGATCGGCCCCTTGATCACGAACACCGGGAAGCACGGCAGCGTGCCCTCGACCACGATCTCGCCGGGGGCGTAGGAGACACCGAGCGTGGTGAGCGGAGCCACCAGCGGGGCGATCAGGCCACCGCCCGAGGGCGGGACGATGGCGACCTCGTTGACCTTCTCGTTGTCGTCGTAGACGTAGTGGTCGACCGTGCGGAAGTCGGCGACCACCGGGGCCCAGCCGGACGAGGCCGTTCGCAGGGTCACCGGGGCGAAGCGCCGGCTGCGGCCGTAGACCCGGCGCGTCCGCCCGGCGTAGCGGATACGCAGGGTCTGCACGGCCCCGGGGAGCTGGCGCGCCGCGTCGCCGGTCCAGACCGCCGCGAGGTCGTCGACGATCGACATGCCGTGCGGACCGTGGTCGCCGAAGACGTGCATGTTGATGGTGAGGGTGCGGCCACCGCGGTAGTCCCGGCCGAAGCGGATCCCGTCGGCTCGTGGGAGCGGCCGGTCCACTACGACCATGTCCGGCGGGTCGAAGGTGACGTCCTCGATCATGACCAGGGTCTGGCCGTGGACGTGGCCACCGAAGGCGTAGTCGTCCAGCTCCATCGACTCGTCGAGGAGCTCAGCGTCGGACACCGTTGACCCCCCCGTACTCGTTGACGCGCAGCCGGAACATGACCTCGTCGGCGAGGTCCGTCGCGCTGGCGCCGCGGTCGGCGATGAGCTGGCCGATGAGTGGCGCCCCGCCCTGGGTCCAGGGGTTGCCGCCCTGCTCGCCGTTGTCCCAGGTGGACTGGCCGTTGAAGCTGCCCGACTGCTGGGTCATGAACGACCCCGAGGCCTGGGGCATCAGGTTGTAGCCCATCCGCGCGGCGGTGTAGGCCAGGATCTTGTGGCTGCGTGGGGCCCCGTTGATCGGGATGAAAGCCTCGTCGTGGACGATCCGGTCGCCGATGACCCGCCAGGTGTTGGGCGGTACCACGGTGGCCACCGAGTTGGACATCATCCCGCCGGTCGCCATCATCGCCAGCACGATGCGGCCGTACTTGTTGCGCAGGTCGTCGATGCCCGAGGTGTCCAGTGCGGCGCCGGGGTTGACGAAGCCGCCACCGCCACCGCCGGGGTTGTTGCTCGGGAACGAGGACCCACCGCCGAGGCGCTGGGTGGCGGCCGAGGCGGCGTCGAAGTCGTCCTGGGTGTTGCCGCCGCTGGCCACGCCGCCCTGGCTCATGCCCAGGCCACCGAAGCCGCCGAACTGGGCGATGACGGTGATCGGGACGACCAGCGACGAGATCCAATTGATCAACTCGATGACCATGTTCTGCGCTGGGACCGTGTCGGCCACGACGGTGAAGAACGTGATCGTCTGCTGGATGGCGTCGAGCAGCGTGAGGATTACGTCGATGGCCGGCCCGATGTCGGCGGTCACCGTGAAGTAGGTGACGACCGTGGGCAGCGCCTGCAGGAACGCGTCGAGGTTGGTGGTGTCGATGATGATGCCGACGGTCAGCATCGTGGGAAGAGCCGGCGGCGTGGTGATCAGGTTCCGGATCGCCAGCAGGTCCATGTCGAAGGTCAAGGCCTTGGCGACGGTGACCAGCAGCGGCGTGGCCATAGTGCCCGGCACACCGGCAACCCCGCCGTTGATCGAGGCCTTGATCGCCGCCAGGTCGAAGTCCCAGGTGGGGGCCTTCGCGACGGTGATCAGCAGCGCCGGGGCGCCGGTGGCCCCGGGCAGGACGCCGGCACCGCCGGGTGCGGCGACGGCCGGGCCGTTGATCGAGTCCTTGATCAGCTGCAGGTCGAGGTCCCAGGTGGGGGCCTTCGCCACGGTGATCAGCAGTGCCGTCACCGCGGCAGCGGCAGCACCGGGCTCGGCCCCGGCGGCGGCGGCCGGACCGTTGATCGAGTCCTTGATCAGCTGGAGGTCGGCGTCGAAGGTGGCAGCCTTGGCGACGGTGATCTGTAGGGCCGTGGTGAGCGCGGCGGTCTCGCCACCGACCCCGCCCTCCTGCACGCCCTGCACCGCAGCGTTGATCGAGTCCTTGATGGCCTGCAGGTCGGCCTCGAAGGTCGCGCTCTTGGCGACGCTGATCTGCAGCGCCGGTACCGCGCCACCGCCGGGCACCCCGCCCTGCTCGATGCCGGGGGTCAGAGCGTTGATCGAGTTCTTGATGGCCTGCAGGTCGGCGTCGAAGGTCGGCGCCTTCATCACCGTGATGAACAGCGCCGAGTAGGGCGGGGCGAGCAGCGGCGCGGTGATGGCCGAGAGGGTCTCGGCGAAGTTGGGGGCGTGGGCCACGGTGATGGGCAGCGCGGCCGGGGCGCCCTGGACGACGGTGGTGCGGATGAACTGCAGCTGCGAGTCGAAGTTGACCGAGCGGGCCGCGTCGATCGGCATCGCGCCGACGGTGGTGACCACGCTGTCGCGGATGAGCGCGATCTCGGTGTCCCAGCCCGACCCCTTGATCGGGTTGATCGGCATCGTGGCCACGATGGTCAGGGCGGACTGCTGGATCGCTGCCAGGTCCGGGTCCCAGCCCGAGCCCTTGATCGGGTTGATCGGCACCGTCGCCGAGCTTGTTCGGGTGGATCGGCGGCGCGGCGACGGTGCCGCTGACGTCGGTCCGCATCGCCTCGGTCTGCGGCGGGACCTTGGTGGTGTCCAGCACCGTGGGCTGTTCCGCGGGCGGCCCGGACGCGAACCCGTCACCGAGGCGCTTCTTGTCGGCCTCGGCCGGCTTGGTGTCCAGCTTGGTGGGCAGCTCGGGGGGCGTCGACGGGTGCAGAATCGACTGGATCAGCGCCGTGAGCTTGTCGCGGGCCGCCTGGTCCTGGATGACGACCTCGTAGCCGCCGTCGCCGCCGACGACCTGCTGGACCGTGATCCCCAGTGCCTGCAGCTTGGCGATCGCGTCGGTGGTGAGCGCACCGACGCCGATGACCTTCTCGTTGGGCAGGGCGGTGACCCGCTGGCTGACGGTGAGCAGGTCCTGCGTGACCTGCGGGATGCCCTCGGCACGCAGGAGGGTGACAACCTCGTTCGGGAGCAGGCCGTAGCTGTCGGCGAGGGCCTCGGCCTGCACCCTGGTCGCGCCGGCCTCCATCGCCTGCGCGATCAGGGCGTCGCGGGAGAACTGGATCTCGCGGGCGGCGGCGGCGGAAGCAGCGGCCAGGTTGTCCATGCCGCCGGCGTTCTCGAACACCGCTGCGGCCGAGGTGAGTCCGGCCTTCCCGAGGTCCTGCAGCTTGGTGGCCAGATCCAGACCGGCCTTGGAGGCGACGTTGATCCCGCCGGTGGCGGTGAGCAGGGTGTCGTGGGACTCGGAGGTGGCCTCCTTGTACGCGTCGAAGGACAACGCGACGTCACGGACCGCCTGTCCGAGCTGACCCTGAGCGAGACCGGCGGGGACGGCCTGGCCGGTCAGCTGGAGCATGGTGATGTAGAGGGCGTCGCCCTTTTCCTTCACCGTGGACATCTCGTTGGCGAGGGTGGCGAAGGCCTCTTCCATCAGCTTCGCGCTGCCGACGCCATCGGCCAGCGACTGGCCGGTGGAGAACAGGCTCTGCGCGAACTTGGTGTTCTCCGCGGCGGCGTCGATGAAGGTCTGGCGCATCGGCTCGATGACGCCGAGCAGCGCCTGAGCGGCCAGGCCCTCTTCGTTGAGGGCGGTGGTCACCTCGGTGCCGCTGAACTTCATCTCGGTGCCGGCGGCGACCACGCCCTGTAGGTGGGCGATCAGCGCCTCGTAGGACGGGCCGCCCTGGGCGACGGCGAGGCTCACCCCGCCGACGGACTGGCCCAGCAGCGCCATCTCGGCGCCGAGGTTCTTCGCCTCCAGGGTGGAGGCGGTCAGCTTGACGACCTGCGAGTCGATGACGCCGCCGCTGGCGGCCAGCGCACTGGACAGCTGCTCGACCGCGGCCCGGTGCGCCTCGGCCTCGGCTGCCGCGTCGGCCTGGCTCTGGCCCAGCGCCGACAGGCCGATGACCAGGGCGGTGATCGCGATGCCGACGCCGCCGCCCAGGGCGGTCCAGAGGGTGCGTGCCGCAGCGGCGGCGATGCCCAGCGAGACTCCGGCGACCCGGGCCGCTGCGCTGACGCCGAGCAGGCTGCCACTGGTGCCGGCGATGATGCCGGACACCAGGCGGAACGTGGTGAGCACGGCGGTGCCGGCCGAGACGAGTCCGGTCCGCATCGCGACCGCGGCGGTGGTGATCCGGGTACCGAGCACCAGCATCGCCAGGCCGACGACGGTCGCGATCGAGGCGATCGTCTGCAGCGGCTCGGGCAGTGAGTCCAGCGTCCCGGCAAAGGTGACGAAGATCTGCGCGAGTCCGCTGATCGCCGCAGCCAGGGCCGGGCCGAATGCCGCACCGAGGACGGCGCCGAATTCGGTCAGCCCGGCGGCCAGGTTGAGCAGCTCGGCGAGCACCTGGAGCAGGCCCCGCACCGCCGCCTCGCCCGCGCCGCTCTCCTGCAGCCGAGCGATCACGCCGGCCCAGACCTCGCCGACCTGGCGCATCTCCTCGCCGAAGGTGTCCATCCCCTGCAGACCGATGGTGGTCAGCCGGATGATGTTCTCGGTGAACAGCTGCAGCCACGGCGCGGACTGACGGATGATCTCGTTGATCAGGTAGAAGTTGTCCTGAATGCCGTTGAGGCTCTTCGCCGAGGTCGCGGTGATGGTGATCTGCTCGGCGACGTAGCTGAGGGCCTCGGCGGTCCGCACGATGTCGTCGGTCAGGCTGGGGATGGACTGACGCAGCCGCTCGACCGTGGGGGCAAGCCCCTGCTCGAAGGCGGCAGACGTCGCCTCCTTGATCTCGTTGACGACCGGGGTGAGCTCGGAGAACGCCGCCTTGATTCCCTCGGCACCGGCGGCGATGGCCAGCACCGGCCCGACGATGGCGGCGAAGATCGCCGGCAGTGCGACGACCGCCCCCGCGATCAACGGAAGCAGGGCGATGATCGCGGTGAGCATCAACCGGAAGCGGCCGACCCGCCCGGCGGCCCGCTCACCGACAGCCTCGTCGACGGCCTCGGCGGTAACGGCCGCGACGCCGCGCAGCGCTGCCATCTGAGCGATGACGCTGGCCAGGTCGGAGCGCACCGCGATGTCGATGTCGGTGGTGTCCAGGGCGTCGGCGGCGGCCTGCAGCAGGCCCAGCTCGGTGAACGCCTGGGCACCATCGACGTCGACACCGATGCGGGCCGCCAGCTTCAGCAGCTCGGCACGCAGCCGGGCGACCTCGGCCAGGGCCGGCGTGGTGTCCGCACCGACCTCGATGTCGGGCAGCGTGCCGGCCGCCTTGGTGAGCTCCCGGCGCCAACGGTCCACGAAGGCGCCGACGGACCGCTCGCCGGCCTCGGCGACATCCTCGGTGACGTCCTGGGTGAACTTCGCCAGCGCGGCACGGGCCGCGTCGATGTCGGTCTGCACCCGGATGTTGTGCGGGCCCTCCAGGCCGTCGAGCATCTCGTCGATCCGGACGAGTTCGAGGACCGCCTCCTCGGTCGAGATGTCGATGTCGATGCGCTTGTCCGCCAGTTCGGCGAGCCACGACCGTACGACCGCCAGGTCCTGCTCGACGTCGGAGGTGTCGGCGTCGAGCTTGATGTCCGGCAGCGCCCGCACGGCGCTGTCGATGGCGCCCCGGATGGACCGGGCGAAGCTGCCCTGCGAGTCCTGGAACGTGCGCAGCATGCCCTGTTCGAGCTTGCCGAGGGAGGCCAGGGCCGAGTCGATGTCGAAGTCGACGTCGATGGTCCGATCCTGGATCGCGATCAGGTCTTCGCGGATCCGTCGGACCGCGCGCAGGCCGTCCTCGGCATCGATGGACACGCCGACCGTCTGCTTGGACAGCGACGCGATCGCTGCCCGAACCTCGGCGACCTCGGCCAGGGCACCGGTGTTGTCACCGTCGATGTCGGCGTCGGGGAGGCTGCGCAGGGCCGCCTGCAGCTCGGCCTTGAAGGTCTTGGCGAACGCGCCGCCGGCCTTCTTGCCCTTCTTCGCCGACTCGTCCTCGGGGTCGGACTCCTCGACACCCTCCTCGATGGAGTCCTTGATCTCCTTCTTGACCTCGTCGTCGAAGGCCTTGCCGACCCGCTCGCCGATCTCCTTACCGGCCTTGTCGGCCTCGGGGAGGATGTCCTTGAGCATCTCCTTGACGAAGTCCTTCGCCGAGGGCAGGACTTCGACGTAGACGGCGCCGACGGTGACGGCCATGGCGCTCCTCGATTCAGTTGTTGAGCGGGTCCCCCTGCGTGCGTTCGAGGTGGGCCGCCAGCGCGTCGACCTGAGCGTTGTTCAGGCGCGAACGCTTCTTCTTCGACTTGACCCCCGGTCGTGGAGTGGGTGCCGGCTTCCATCGGGGCCGCTGCTTGCTGTGCGCGGCGGTGTAGGAGTAGCGCAGGGCCGTGAGTTCATCCTTCACCGCGGCCAGCAAATGCTCCGTGCGCGACCACTGTTCGGTCTCGGGATCGTGATCGTGGCCGGGTGGGGCGTCACCGATTTCGAGGCGGAGCTGTGTCGACAATGCCGATTCCGGTGGGAGCTGCTCGATGAGCACCTTGAGCTTCCGCCAGGTGACGCGGTCGTTGTTGCGCCACAGGTCGAGAAGGTCCAGGCCGTACCACCGGTGCAGGTCGGCTTCTAGCGCCTCCGCGTGCGTGTCGACGAGCGCCGCGAGCGCCGCGAGTTTCCCGGGTCTGTCCCGAGGCCGGTGTTGATGGAGGCGAAGAAGCCCTCGATCTGCTCGATCGTGGGATCGACGTCCAGCCAGACATCCCAGTCGTCGTCGGACAGCGTCGCCTCGGCCCAACCCATGAGGTCACCCTCGCGGAGCGCATGGAGGGCCGAGGCGCGCCACTGCTTCACCGGCTTGACGTAGACCACCTTGCCAGCGAGCTCGCCCTGGATGAGCTCGCCGCGGACTTCCTTCTCGGCCGCCGAGGCGGTGCTCGGGGCCGGATCCTCCGGTGCGACCTTGGACAGGTTCGTCGGGCGGATGGTCACGGTGTCAGGCATGGGAAGCTCCAGGGAATGAAGTTGTCGTGGAGGTGGAGTATGCAGTTGTGGTCATGGCATATCAGCTGCCGGCGAGGTTGACCTGGCCGAGGTGGTACACGGTGACGTTGCTGGAGTCGGCGTAGGCGGTGACCGTGATGTTGTAGCCGGCCACCTCTTCCGAGGTGAACTCCACGTCGTCGCGGTCGGTGATTTCCCCGACCGGCACGAAGAATCGCTCCATGGTCTCGCCGTCGATGACGTCGAAGAGCCAGGACCGGCGGTCCGGGGTCGGAGTCGCCGTCTCCTCGAAGGCGAAGGTGCCGTCACCGGCGGTGGTGACGTCGGCGACCGGGAGCCGGAACATCACGCTCTTGCAGACCGCCCGGTTGGTTTCCCAGAGAATGCACTGGAACGTACGCAGCGACCGGGTGATCTGGGACCGGTATGCCGTCAGCTGACCCCAGGCGAGGAACTCCTGCGAGTCCTCATCGAATCCGTAGGTGAGGCCTTCCTCGGAAATGGCGCCGAGCGGCAAGAACTCGGCCGCCGGCTGGGTCACGGCATCGGTGGGCGTAGTGGGGATGGCGGCACCCAGGTCGGTGCACCAGCCGCCGCCATTAGCGCCGACGACAGACAGGTCGACGGAACGCGCGATTGTTGCCATCGGCGATTCTTCCCTCTCAACAAGAAAAGCCCCCGCCGAGGGCGGGGGCTGGGTGGGGCGTGGAGGTGGAGGCGACTTAGGCGGGGTGCAGGAGGAGCTCGTAGTTGGCGCTGTAGCGGAACAGCCGCGGGTTGGCGTGGGCCAGACGACGGGGCGCGATGATCGTGCGGGCCCGGGTGAACACCACGCCCTCGACCGTCGAGCCGGGCAGGTCGTTGCGCAGGTAGGCGCGGATCTCCTCGGCGATGTCCTGGGCCTGAGCCCGGTCGAAGGAGTAGACGTCGATGTCGACGATGGGCCGGTCCAGGCGGTTGTTCAGCTCAGCACCGGAGATCCGCTCCACGAACACCACCGGGATCATGTGGGTGGGCCCGTCGGCGTTCTGGAAGTCGTGGGGCAGCTCCGAGGTCACATCGGGCACGCCATGCACCGTGGGTAGATGCGCCACCAGGATCTGCTCGATCGACGGGAACTTGAGCTGCCTCATCCCCGGTCGCCCCCGCCGAGGACCGCGAGGCCGGCGACCCCACCGGCGATCACGAACTCCACGCCGCGGAATGCACTGTGCAATTGCCGAGCCCACTCTTGTGCTTCCTCCGGAGGCGGATCATCAACGAGAGCGACCAGGACCTTGTCGCCGGGCCGCAGCACCACCATCGCCGGGGCGTTGCGCTCGACCGGGGCCTCCTGCTTGGCCCAGCTGAGACCGTGGATCGGCCCGTCCTCGACCTGCCAGGCGTACGGGGGCGGCCCGGGCGGCGAGCTCATGCGCCGGCCACCTGGTCGCCGGGGATGACGCCGAGGGCGTGGCCCAGGACTCGGTACCGCTTCGTCCTGCCGAAGCCGAACTCGACGTGGATGGCGTGGTCGGAGGTGTTGGTGACGCGGGCGAAGACGCGCCGGGCACCGCGCTTGCCGGTGGCCCGGATGCCGGTGGTGAGCTCGAAGCTGCGCAGGTACTCGCCGGAGTCGACGGGAGCCAGCGCCTGGGCCGCCAGCAGGACGGCGTAGCCCCGGTCACGCATCTGCTGACGCATGAAGCCCGAGCGCAGGACCTCGCGGCCGAAGTTGGAGTAGTTGTGCTCGTAGTGGGACTTGGAGCCGGCGTAGCGCATCGGCACAGCTCAGCCCTCCACCCGGTACATCGTCAGCGTCTGCAGGCTCGTGGAGGTGAACGGAGACTGGAACGGCTCCGGCTCGCCTTCGATCTCGTACTCCTTGCCGCGCCAGACGATGCGGTCGATCGCGTCGACAGTGACGGTGGGGGGCAGTACGACGGTCAGTGCGATGCGAGAGCGCTCCTGGCCCTGGGCGACCTCGCTGGAGGACTGCGGGTAGATCACGGTGCCGGCGACGGTCTCGTCGTGGGGAGCCATCACCAGGGCGCCGTAGACATCGCGGGTACCGGTGGGCCGCATCCGGCGCAGGGTGATCGTCTCACCGCCAGGGAAGGGTGGGGGCACAGTGAGCTCCTAGTCGTCGGGCAGGACGTGGTCGAACTCGCCGGCCTTGACCTGCTTGACGAACTTGATCCACTCGTCGGGGTCGACCGCGAGCGTCGCGAGCGCCCCGGCTGGGGCACGCGAGGACCAGAGGATCACCTTGTCGGAACCGGCAGCCATGTCGACCTTGATGCAGTCGCCGCCGGAACAGGGCTTCACTCGTCCAGCCATTCGATGATCGTTCCGTACTCGGGGTGGCCGTGGACCTCGAAGAAGTCGGCGTAGGAGTCCCACAGCGAGGTCGAGCGGAACGCGGTGCGCCAGCGCAGGGCGAGCGTGCCGTCGGTGAACACCACGCCCTCGTACTGGGCCTCGGTGGGGGCGTTGGCGGTGCCCTTGTCGTAGTACTCGGCCGGCGGGTTGGCCCGGTAGCCGCGGAAGCGCTTCACGACTCCTGCACCGTGAGGTCGTCGGTGAGGACCTGGAAGGTGACCGCGGCGAGGTCGTCGACGCCGAGCTCGACCTTCGCCCACTGGACACCCTTGATCTTGAGGGTGTCGATCTCCATCTCGCGGATAGTGTCGTGGCCGATGATCCGGATCGCCGGCAACCGCTCGCTCACTCGTCGTCCTCGACGGCGAGCTCGTAGCTGGCGTCGTGCTCGGCGGCGGCGATGGGGTACGGGTGGCCAACGGTGTCGAGGGCGAGCCAGCCGTCCTGACAGGTGACGTAGTTGTTGTCCTGGGTGTGACAGGTGAACGGACCCAGCATCCGGATCATCGCGGTGACGGTGGTCTTGCGGTAGTCCTGCCAGTCGGCGATGGGCAGGTTGTCGTGGTCGAACTGTGGGATCAGACGCAGGCCGGGCGGGGCCGGCGTGGGAACGGTCACAGGGACTCCACTCGGGTGCAGAAGGTCTCGACCTCGGCGGCGGCGAGCAGGTCGACGGCGGTGGCGCGGGAGCGGGCCTTCGTCGACTGGCGGGCGTAGAACCTCGGGTCGTGGAGGTGGTGGTAGAGCTCGTCGGACCAGGCGTGGACGTCGGCGTCCAGCGGCAGGTAGGCGCCGGCATCGCCGAGGGCCTCGCGGATGCCGGGGGTGTCGGAGGCGATCACCGGGATGCCCGAGCACATCGCCTCGACCCCGACCCGGCCGTAGGACTCGTACGAGCTGGGCATCAGCAGGACCTTGGTGCGGGCGTAGGCCCACTTCATGTCCAGGCCGTGCTGGCGGATCAGGGCGTTGGGCAGTCGTGGGTCCAACTGCTCACCGTAGGCACCGAGCACGCCGAGGAAGCCGACGTTGGGGTGCAGGGCGGCCAGCTGGGCGAAGATGACGCCGCCCTTGGCCTGCTGCAAGTTGACCAGGGTGGACATGCCGCCGGGCTCGCCGACGTCGTAGTCCACGACCCGGACCGGGGGTCGGCAGACGACGCCGTTGGGGTGGTTGCCCAGCTCCCGGCGCATCCAGTCGCTGTTGTAGACGATCAGGTCGTTCTTGCAGCTCGCCCACATCCGGGTCGGCGGGTGGGTGTTGTGCAGGACCTGGACCAGCGGCTTCTTGAACGCCAGCGCCGCGGAGATCACCGTGGACGTGTTGTCGAGGTGGGTGATCAGGACGTCGGCCTTGTAGGCGGCGTCCTGCCAGTCCCGACTGTCGCGCGGGTACACTTCGACGCCGTCGAGGATGTAGGGCGTGGTGGTGCGGGAGAAGCGGCTCAGGTGCACCTGCACCCGGTGCCCGCGGCGGACCAGCGCCTTGAGCAGCTCGTGCAGCATCATCTCGGCGCCCGCGCAGTGGTGCGGCGGGTAGAGGTGAATCCGAGCCAGGATGTTCACGCGATCTCGACGAAGCCGTCGATGTCGTTGGACGTGGCGCCCACGGAGTGGATCCGCAGGCCGTGCTCGTGGGCCTCGCGCAGGATCAGGTCGGCATCAGCGAGGAAGTGGTCGACAGGGGCGTGATGTCCGGAAATCCATCCGCAGAGGTGTCGCGCCATGATGCGACGCATCCGCTCGTGCGGGGAGCCGGTGACCACGTGCTCGTCGGGGGAATGGTCGGTCATCAGGCCCTCAACTCGACGGTGTGGTTGATGCTGGAGCGGTAGCGGTTGAGCACCTGGCGGTCGGCTTCGCCGAGTCCGAGGGGGCCAGAGGCGGTGAAGGTGGCGTAGCGCGCGCTGTAGGGGCCGACCGACTCCATGTCGATCATGCCGGCCTTCGGGACAGTCAGGTTGCGGACGACCAGGTTGGCGACGACGCTGATGATGTCGGCGGGGACCTCAGCGAAGCCGTGGTCGTAGTCGACCTCCGCCCACACATTGGAGTCGTTCCATTCGTAGCTGGGGCCGTTGATCATCAGCGACGGCTCGCCGAGGATGATCTCGTTGCCGGCGACCCAGCTCCAGAACGACAGCACCGTGATCGTCTGGTGGGTGCCGTAGCCGATGACGGCCTTCACGCTGTTGACCGCGATCACCGGGCGCTTGGGTAGCACCACCTTGCGGCCTCGTGGGAGATATCGGGCCACCTCGTTCTCGACGAGGGTGAAGTCCCGCCGCGTGTAGTTGCGGACGACCACGCTGGCGTCGCGCAGCAGCGCATCGGCTCGGCGCTGCTCGGCGGTCTCCAGGTCGCGGCCGAGACGGTCTTCGACGTCTTCCAGGTCAGCGAGCGAGGGCAAGACCACGGCGGGCCACCCCTTCCATCGCGTCGGCGAAGCGGTCGAGGTCACCGGTCGGGTCGAGCGACTCGGCGTGGGCCTTGGCCTGGGCGGACATGGTCGAGAAGCCGCGTGGCGAGGTCAGGTACTTGATCGCCAGCACCCAGCCCTCCAGGTCGCTGCGGTGTACGAAGGTCCCGGCCTTGCCGAGGGCCTCTTTGAGGCCGGCGGTCGGGTGCGCCACGGTGGGGATGCCGCAGTGGGCGGCCTCGATGGCGGTGCGCCCGTAGCTCTCGTAGATCGAGGGCATCAGCAGGATCTTGGTGTTGGCGTAGACCTGGCTGGCCATCAACCGGGGCGGCACGTGGGCCTGGACCGTCACGTTGGGCGGGATCGTGGAGGGAATCACCTGCACGCCGTAGGCGCCGGTGACGGCGAGGAACTGGCGCTCGGGCATCGCCTCGGCGAGGCGCCAGAACAGGCCGCCGCCCTTGTCCTCGTTGAGGTTGATCAACGTGATCTTGCGGCCGTGCGTGGCCCGGTAGTGGTCACCGATGACCGGCGGGTGGATGACGACGTGGCGCGGCATCCGGCCGTTGCCGGCGTGGGACCAGAACTCCTCGAAGTCCTCGCGCATCCACTCCGTGTTGAAGACCGCCAGCTGGCAGGGGCCTCGGCGTAGCGCACCCTTGGTGAACTCGTGGTTGTTGTGGATCAAGTGCACCAGCGGGACCCGGTAGATGTCGCACAGCGCCGCCGCGCGCAGCGTGTTCTCCAGGTGCGAGATGACCACGTCGACGTGGGAGTCGCCGACGATGTAGGGCATCGGGTCACCGACGTGGCGGTAGACGTGCACGTGGACGTCGTCGAACTGATAGTCGACCAGGTGGCCCGCCATCGGCCGGCTCAGCAGCACGTGCACGTCGTGGCCACGCTCGCTGAGATGACGCAGCATCGAATGCAACGTCATCTCAGCGCCAGCGTTATGAGCCGGCGGGTAGGCATGTGCCATGGCGAGAATGCGCACGCCATTCCCTTCGCGCGGTGGAGTTCGTGGAGGAGAAGTTGCCGGCGCCGCCTCCACGTACAGCGCCGGCAACCTTTGCTTTCGGCGCTGCCTTAGCTGGACGCAGAGCCGGCGGTCAGGACGCCGAACGGGAACCGGGTCGCGTCGTTGTCGTTGAGCGCAGTGAGCGGATTCACTGTTGCCCACGCGAGACGAATGACCACCCGCATTGCTTGTCCGTCCTGTTGCATTGCATTCCAGACAACGACACCTTCGTCGTCGTTAATGACGCCCTGGTCGAACATCTTGAACGTGATGTCCTGTCGCGTGCCAATAATTGCCTTGTTCCAGTCGCCGAGAAGCAGGGCCGCCTGGGAGGCGTCCCAGGCACCGTTGCGGACCTCGTCCATCGGGTAGCCGTACAGGCTGCCGCCGCGACCGGACTGCAGGTTCGGCTCGTAGATGGGAACGCCGGAGTCCTGGGCTCGGACGCGGAGCAGGCGCCACTTGAAGCCGGGCTGGACGGCCCAACCGTTGATCTCCGTGTAGCCGTCGAGGGAGACCTTCTCGGCCAGCTCGGCGATGCTCAGCGGGAGGTCCTGGTTGTTGGCCTGGACGGTGTTGCCTGCGGCGATGGCGGCGGGCACCAGGGCCGGCGACCACGTGGAGGGCTTGTTGACACCGAAGAGGCAGGCGGCGTCGATCTTCTTCGCGATGGCCTCGACCATCCGGGGGCGAACCTCGGACCAGATCGGGATGTGCGCGTCGTCGATGTACGCGTCCGGAATGGGGACGATCGCCGCGATTTCCTCGACGACCAGGGAGACCTGCGCCCATTCCATGTTCGTCGTCTGCTTCAGGCCACTGTCGCCGGACACGAAGTAGGCGACGGGCAGCGTGTCGAGCACGGTCATGCGCTGGGTCCGTGTCGACATCGGCACCTTGCGGGCCATCCGCATGACCGTGGAGGTCTCCGGGAGCTCCTGGATGATGTCCGCGGAGAGCGGCTCCGGAACGATCGGATCCGTCCCATAAGGCGGGTCGCCGCGATTGATGCCGGTATTGTAGGTGGGCACGACTACTTCCTCTCTCGTGCAGCCGTGCGGCTACGCCGGCATGGGGGCTGCGAAATCAGCGACCACGCCCCGCCATCTGGCGGAGCAGGTCATCGGGTGTGGCATTGCTGCCGGAGTTGCTGGCTCCACGAGCGCCCTGGCGGTAGTCCGGCTTTCCGGTTCCGGTTCCACCGCCGCCTTCGTTGTTGGCGCTCTTGAATTCCTTCGCCAGCTCCTTCGCCTGAGCGAGGGCTTCGGCGGGCTCGGCAGCGTTGATGTACTTCACGAACTTCGCCGGCAGCCCCGCTGCTTCGGCGGCCTCGCGGCGCACGTTGGAGGTGCGCAGCTCGGCGAGCTCGACTTCGAGGGCGGCCTTCTCCTCGGTGAGCTTCTGCGCTTCGGTCAGCTCGCCCTTGCGACGCTTCTCGGCCTCCTGGGCCAGCGGCTCTAGGGCCTTGATCCGATCACGCAGCGACTTGGCCTCGCGATTGGCCTTGTCGATCTTTCGACGGGCGCGCTGCTCGTCGAACTTGTCCTCGCCGTCGTCGTCGTCACCGTCGTCGTCGGCCTCCTGGGCCGCCGCGTCGGCGAGGGCGCGCTGGGCGGCCTCGTCCTCGGCGCTGGTATCGCCGGGGGGCGACTCGGACGTGGGTGTTCCTTCAGGCGTGCTCATATCGGCCTCCAGGGCCTGGTGACGGCCTCCAGGGCCGCGTGGAGAGGGGGAAACGGGACCGGCCCCGCCCTCAAGGGGAAGAGGGGCGGGGCCGGTCGGTCCGACGGAGTCGGGGCCGTCAGACGTCGATGTTCGGCGGGACGGGCTGCTCGGGGTCGGCGGCGAGGCCGCGCAGGCGCGTGGCTGCCGCGGTGATCCGGTCGGCGACGGCGGCGTCGGCGTCGGTGAGCAGGTCGCGCAGCTCGTCGAGCTCGGTGGCGACCTCGTTGGTGGCGGCGTCGAGGTCGGCGAGGGCCTGGTCGGTGAGGGCCATGCGGTACTCCAGGATGGTGAGGCGCCGTTCGACAGCGCGGTTGACACGGAGCTGACGCACGACCTCGAACCAGCTGGGCATGGGGACTCCCTGAGGTCGTGGGTAACACTGGGGACGGACGCGGCGAGTACCTCGGTGGATCGAGACCCGGGCTGTAGGTGGCCCCACATCGCGAAGGCCCCGACCCGCTGGGGAGCGGGGTCGGGGCCTTCGTGTGTGCGGGTCAGACCGGGCGAGTCAGGCGACCGACGTTCTGGCCGGAGATGCCTTCGCTCTTGGAGACGTAGGTGTCCTCCTCGACCGGCAGGCCCTGGCCGGCGGAGTCGAGCTGCTCGATGTTGCCCTTGTCGGTGCGACGGCCAGCGGCCTCGACATCGGACTGCTTCTTGTGCGCGGGCATGACGAAACTCCCCCTCGGGGCTCGTGGTGATCTAGGAGTAGTCCTGTCCGACGGTGTCGCCGAACCAGCTCGTGCCGTCGTCGTAGGAGACGAAGGAGACGAGGTCGACCGCGCCGGGGGCCGTGGAGAGCACCGGAGCGGCGCCGGCCGGCCAGAGCACGCTGGCGGGCCAGGTGGCGAGCCGGCCACCGGTGGCGTCCTGAGTGAGGACGAGAACGAGGTGGGAGGCCTGGCCGAGCACGCCGCGGTTGAAGGTGA